CGCCGGCCAAATCACGCTCTTGGGCGTGGCCTCCACGCTCATTCGCGGCACGGTCACGGCTCCCACTATAGGCACGCTGAGCCTCGCCGGCGTTGCCCCGGGACTGCTACAGAATTGGCTCATCGCCCCCGGCGCGGGCGCAGCCATGCTCGTCGGCAACGTGCCAACGATATCGGGCGCGCTGATCCCGCTGGCAGGCTCCATTGCCCTCTCGGGCGCTGCGGTCTCACTGCAGTTCGTTCTGACGACTCAGGCGGGCACATCAGCCCTGTCGGGCGTCGGGCCGCGACTGGGCGTTGCGGTGGCGCCTGGGGCGGGTTCGCTGACGTTGGCCGGCATTGCCCCGACGGGATCGGCATTCATCACGCCGGCCGCAGGCGGCGTAACGCTGACGGGTTCGGCGCCAGCCTTTGCCTCGAATCTGGTTCCGGCTGCCGGGGGAGTCGCTCTCGTTGGCGCGCCACCCACCGTGACAATCACCTACGCGGCGCCTTCGCTGTATCTGCTGCCCGCAGTCGCATCCATCCCGATTCCGCAACCCGGTTACTACTTGCTGCCCCAGAAGGTCGCCGCGTGACGTATGTCGTTCCACCCGCGCCCGTCGAGGACGATGCCCTCGATGACGTGCTCCAGGCGCTCGTGGTCGGGATCACGGCACTCGAGGCAGACCTGGTGCGCCCGCGCTGGCAGCCGGTCGTCCCCAAGCAGCCCGAGCCGGGAACCGACTGGTGCTCCATCGGCGTCATCTCCTCGATTCCCGACGCCAACGCCTACGTGCAGCATCTCTCGGGAATCTCGATCACTCAGCCGGCGGGAGACCTGTCCCAACGGCACGAGGAGCTCGAGGTGCTGGTCAGCTTCTACGGCCCGCACGCGAAGTCGTATCTCGGCATCCTGCGCGACGGGTTGTGGATTGAGCAGAACCTGTACGCCGCGAAGGCTTCCGGCCTCTACTTCACGGGCAAGATGGAGCCCGGTCGCGCGGCGCCCGAATTCATCAACCAACAGTGGATCAGGCGCTGGGACTCTATGTTGACGTTCCGCCGCATGGCGGCGCGCGCCTACCTCGTGAACAACATCGTCTCCGCCGAAATCGATCTTATTGATGACACCGGTCATGTCGACCGCGTCATCAACGTGCCACCCGACGGACGCTAACGCGACAGTCTGACTTCGTCGCCGACCTCAAGAACCCCGCCTCAGAGCGGGGTTTTTTATTGCCCCAAATCTTTGGAGTAGCCCCTCATGCCAGGCTTGTCAGTCAATGACGTCGTCAGCGTCCAGATTCAGATGGCGCCGATCGCCGCGCAGCAGCGCAACTTCGGAAGTCTTCTGATCGTCGGCGACTCCGACATCATCGACACGTCCCAGCGCTATCGTCTCTACACGTCCGCCAACGCGATCGCGACGGACTTCGGCACGACAGCGCCAGAGTACCTGGCCGCGCAACTCTTCTTCGGACAGTCACCGCAGCCCGCACAGTGCTACGTCGGGCGCTGGGCGGCAGCGCCCACGAAGGGACGCCTGACGGGCGCCCCGCTCACCGCCCTCCAACAGGTGATGTCCAACTTCACCGGCATCCTGAACGGCGGTGTCAATTTCACCGTCGACGGCAGCGTCAAGAACCTCACCGGCCTCAACTTCTCCGCGCAGAGCAACTTGAACGGAGTGGCCTCGGTCATCCAGTCGGCGTTCGCCGGGTCGGCTACCGTGACGTGGAATGCCACCTACGGCTACTTCCAGATCAAGAGCGTCACGACCGGTACTTCCTCCAGCGTCTCTTTTGCCAGTGCCGGCAGCGGCACAGACATCTCCGCATTGCTCGGTCTGCAGTCCACGCAGGGCGGCACCAGCGTTCCGGGCGTGCTCGCGGAGACCATCGAAAGCTGCGTATCGACGTTCCTGTCACTGACGAACGTCTGGTACGGCCTGCAGATCGGTGCGGCAACCACCATTCTGGATGCGGACTATGTGCAGATTGCGAGCCTAATCGAGTCGGCATCACCATCGCATATCTTCGGCGTGACCACGCAGGAAGGCGCGGCGCTCCTGTCGACCAGCACAACGGATCTCGCCGCGCTCCTGCAGGCGGGCGGCTACACGCGCTCATTCTGCCAGTATTCCAGCAGCAACCCCTATGCGTCGGCGTCCATCTTCGGGCGCGCCTTCTCGGTCAACTTCAACGCGTCCAACTCGACCATCACGCTGAAGTTCAAGCAGGAGCCGATCGTCACGGGTGAGACGCTGTCCGAGACCGCTGCTGCGACGCTGACCGCGAAGAACTGCAACGTCTTCGTTCAGTACAACAACAACACGACCATCATCCAGCAAGGAACGATGGCGAACGGCTACTTTTTCGACGAGATCCACGGCACGGACTGGCTGCAGAACCAGATCCAGACGGATGTGTACAACCTCCTGTACTCCAATCCCACGAAGATTCCGCAGACGGATGCGGGCATCAACCAGATTGCGACCGTGGTCGCGCAAGACTGCCAGATGGCAGTGACGAATGGATTGGTGGCGCCGGGCGTCTGGACGGGTCCCGCCATCGGCGCGCTGGTGAGTGGTCAGTTCCTGTCGACCGGCTACTACATTTATCAGCCGCCGATCTCCAGTCAGTCAGTCGCGGACCGGGCGGCGCGCAAGTCACCGCCCATTCAGGCGGCTATCAAGCTGGCGGGTGCGGTCCACTTCGCGAACATCCTCGTCTCGGTCAATCGCTGAACACCGCTATAACTTTCTCAGTAGGTAACTTTCAACATGGCGACCTATAGTTTTTTGGATGTTGTAGCGACGATTTCCGGGCCAACAGGTTCCGCGAATCTCGCCAAAGATGCCGGCGCCTCTGACGAGGGCATCAGCTTCGAGGCGACCGGCGACAAGAACACCATGCAGATCGGAGGCGGCGGTGCCGGCCAGCACTCCCTGCATGCCGACAAGTCGGGGCGTGTGATCGTGCGCCTGCTGAAGACTTCGCCGATCAATGCGTTGCTGCATCAGATGTATGACATCCAGACGACATCGGCGTCCCTGCACGGCCAGAACACCATCGTCTGTCAACAGAAAGCTTCGGGCGATATCACGACGGCAACGCAGGTCGCTTTTAAGCGCAAGCCGCCGATCAGCTATCAGAAGGAAGCCGGCACGATCGAATGGGAATTCGATGCCATCCGCATCGAGACTGTGCTCGGCACATATCCAACAAGTTAGAGCGTTTCTAGAACATAAATAGACCGGGGAATAAAACAATGGAATTCGAACTGGATGGCCGGAGGTTTCGCGTGAAGAAGCTCTCCGCCTTTGACCAACTGCACCTTTCACGCAAAGTCGCGCCGCTGCTGCCGCCGTTGGCGCCGCTCATCATGAAGATCAGTGAGAATGCCAAGAAGGAGTCAGAGGGAAAAATCAAGAGTCTGCTCTCCGCGGACGTGCTGTCGCTGGTCGAACTTGCGGAGCCCTTCGCCGAAGCCCTCGCCGACATGAAGGACCAGCACGCCGAGCAGGTGTTCACGATGACCCTGTCGTCCGTCATGGTGCAGACCGACGAATCACGTGATGTCTGGATGCCGCTTTGGATCGCCGGCTCGAAGCTCGCGACCGTGGATGAGTTGAATGACGCCGCGAAACTCCTACCCATTGTCGTGCGCGTGATTCTCCATAACCTGGGGAATTTTACGGCCGCACTTCTTACGAGCCGCGAGGAAGTGAGTCCGGTATCGAGTGGCGGCATCTCCCCGGTGAGGAAGACTGGCTGATGGTCCCCGTGCTGTCGAATCCGCCGCTGTGCCGATTGCGGGATCTTCAGGACGGGACCTACGACCTTGCCGACGTGGCGCTCATGATCGATGGGCTCATGGTGAAGGCGGACAACGAGGCGATCGCGCAGGAAATACGCGCGCGCAATGCGGATCGTAGATAGCCATGGCCACGGAGACCATCCGCGAATTTCTCGTAGCGCTCGGATTCAAGACCGATGAGTCGGCGCTCAAGAAGTTCGAGACGGGCATCACCAAGGCGACTAAAGCAGTCTTCTCGCTTGCGGCAGCGATCGAGGGTACCGCCGTGCTCGTGGCGGCTGGTATCGCGCGCTTCGCGAGCAACCTCGAGGCACTTTACTTCGCCGCCCAGCGTACCGGCTCGTCAGCTACAGCGTTAAAGGCGTTAGATCTCGCTGCGCGCAACCTCGGTGCCAACGCTGGTGAGGCACAAGCGGCTGTTGAAGGTCTAGCAGGAGTATTGCGGACAGAGCCCGGCAAGATCGGAGTATTGACGGGTCTTTTGGCACGTCTTGGTCTCACTCTTAAATACAACGCGGATGGCACTGTTGATGCCGTCGATGCGTTCCTGAAGCTGTCGCGGGTCTTTAAGTCCATGCCGTATTGGCTGGCTAATGACTTCGCCGGACAGCTCGGTATTCAAGAGCACACACTCAAACAGATTGTAAGCGGCAATCTTATTGAGGAGTACAGCAAGTCTCTCACTGAGTTGAGCCGCGGCGGCTTCGATCAGGCCGCCCAGCACGCGCATGAGTTTATGGTCCAGCTGCGCGACTTCCAGGCGCAGTTGGAAGTGTTCGGCGTTCAGGTCGCAGACGCAATCCAGCAGAAGCTTGGATTGAGTCTCGCAAGTTTGCGCGCATGGTTTGAGAAAAACGGTCCATGGCTTGCGCAACGCGTGGCAGAAGTCGCCAAGCAGATGATCGACGCGGCCACATGGATCGCCGAGAAGGTCAGCATCGTGGTCGACACGCTGAAGCGCTGGGATCAGGAGACCGA